TACGCATCATATCAGCTAAGTAGGGCATAACTGCGTTTTTTAGTGCTCCCCGTTCAATTCCAACCGAGATTGGGCGATATTCTCTGATTGCCAACAGAATCTTATTAGCAGTCTCTTGGATGTCCCAGCGTCCGTGGACAATCTCTTTGACGAACCAAACCCCGTCATCAGTTACTTTAACGATTGCAATGGCTGATTCATCTAGTTTGATCTTAGCATTGGCTGCCGCTCTTGCCACTTCTTCAAAGCCAGCCAAGTCGCAGGCAATGTAGTAGCTTCCATACTCAGGTTCAACGCCGTATTTCAGCCAGTCTTCTTTGAAAACATCGGCTCCAGCATTGTTGAAACTAGCCTTGTATTCTTGGTTAAAGGCAAAGGTTGACATGGTTTTCTTGGCGTTTTCAATCTCTGATGGGTCAATCAGAGGATTGTCAGCCGTAGTGAAGTGCCAAGCCTTCCATTCTAGGTCTTCGCCTTCCAGACCCAACTTATACATATCGTAGAACCAGTTTCTACCCTTTGGCGTACCAATGAACAGACCTCGGCCTTTTTTATCTGACAGGGCGGCTCGGATGACTTGCTCCCAGGCTTCAGGCTTAATGTCAGCCACTTCGTCCAGAACTACGAATGTCAGGCTCACACCACGCAGGGTATCGGGTCTATCAGCACCACGGACATAGATTTTGGCCCCGTTGATCAGGGTGATGTCTTGGTTATTCACATGGCTACCAGCAATGACTTCACGCCCAATCTCCAGCAACACATCCCAGATGATCTGACGAGCCTGCCCGTTAGTAGGGGCAACATACATGACTGCCGAACCAGCAGGACAACGCAGTCCTTCGATGATCAGGCTGGTGGCAGCAAGGCGGGATTTACCACAACGGCGACCAGCGGCAACAACTTTGAACCTTGTTTTGTCGCTAAAGACGGTCTGTTGCCAGGGCAGGAGTTTGAACTGTAGATCAGCCATTCTTGTCCTCGACATCAATGATTTCAGGCTCAGGCTCATCCTGTGAGCCTATGGATATAGGGTTGTCACCAATGCCCGTGATGTTGATGGTGACTGCACTTCTCTGATTCTTTTCTTTCTCAAACATACTGACAGGCAGAGTTCTGTCCATCAGTAACTTGATCATAGAGGCTTGGGCGGGATGTTCGTCATTCATGGCGATTTCAATGGCCTTGTGGACAACATTCGTGCCAGCAGAGTTGATCAAGATGTTTTTCAGGGCTTTGAGCCTTTGGCCTTCAGTGACGGGTAAGAGGTCTTGCTTTTGCTTGGCAAGGTCAGTTACAGTCATCTGGCCTATCGTTTTAGGAGGACGACCCCTTTTCTTCTTAATTTCAACAGTCATGTCTTTTACCCATAGAAGGAAGTTATGGAGTAGGGTAAACCCATTGACAAAAACTGTCAAGACGCTAGAATGTGGATTGTTCGTTCGTGCCGAACAAAGAGCCTATTGGCAGAGGTACAGCCCTTGCTTTGCAGGGGGCACGACTGTATCTCTACCAGTGGGCTTTTTTCATGGCAATATACACAAAGCAGGGCATGGCAGCAGTCAAGCTCAGTCGTAAGAAAAAAGCGGCTAAGGCTAAGAAAACCCTAGAAAAACTGGCAATGAGCAGTCCAGTCATCAGGGATTTGATCAACCAGAAGGCCTCTCAGATTGGTTACGCCATAGCCAAGAAAAGCCAACCAAAGCCAAAACCCAAGTTTGAGCCAGTACCTGCTTATCAGATCGGTATGGGCAAACTCTTCTATAAGACTAGGGAATGGCGGGAACTGCGCTACAAGGTGCTTGTCAGGTTTGGTAAGAAATGCCAGTGTTGCGGGGAAACTGGTGGCTACATCCATGTTGACCACATCAAACCAAGGTCACTTTTTCCAGACTTAGAACTTGACGAAAATAACTTGCAAGTGCTTTGCGAGGCGTGTAACATAGGCAAATCGAATCTCGATTCGACAGATTGGCGTTAAGAGTTAAAGGGATGTCGGGTGTGGCAGTCGCACCCTCAAAGGCATGAGATATACGGATGTCCCCACTGCGAAGAGCAGGGCAATCCTCACCAGGAAGTCAGGGGGCGGTGGCTAAAGAATGGTACGCATTGAGGAAACTCAGTAATACGGCCTGATCGCCACCATAGGGACTAACTCACCCTAACCGCTAAACGACACCCACCACTTCAGTCAGTGGATTCTCAAGACCATGAGAATTGCTACGACTGCCTTGCTACGCCTATACACATCGTCCGACTCTCTTCTTGCTACCTAGTCGTCTTCGTTACAGAAAAGTCATTTTTCCTTTTTCGGAATGATAGAAGCACCACAAATTTCTCCCACCACACACACCCCTCCCCCCCCTACTGTTGCACCAACGCAACACCAGCACCAATCGCCATGGGGATGGGTTAATTAACCGACCGGCCGGTCGGGGAATGGGCAGAGAATCGGAAGCACCATTTCCAGGGGTCTTGGACAATCACGATGGAATTGTCATCAGATCAACACTCTGGTGATAATTTACTTTTTGTTAAGTAATCCGCAAAATCCATGCCGAATTACCGCTATTTTAGTTAACTATAACTTCAGCATTACAGCAGGTCATGTGTCTTATATAAGACATAAGACATGGGACTAGAGTGCTATCGATAAGCTAATGACGATTGAAAAATACAATGATAAAAAGTCTTGACATGGTGTGTAATCAATGTAGAATTGTTCCCAATGGTTCAGATTCCTGAGCCAGATTAAAAGGCGTAAATCATGGAAAAAGTGTTCATTGTCATAAATTCATCAGGCCACATCTTTGGCGTTTATTCCAAGTGGGATGATGCCAAGCGAGTATTCGATACTCTGGCACTTTCAGGCTTTGGCGATCTTAGCTTGCGAACCGAGCGAGTGCTGTCGGCTGCAGCCCACTTCCCCATCTCTGCTTAATAGGTGTCACCATGAAACACACAATCCTAGACATTCTTACCGCCGTGGCTGTTGGCCTGATGCTGGCATTTTTCCTGTTTTATAGGGGTTGATCTTAGACCATTGCCCATTATCCCTAGTGGGCTTTGGCCTGGGCTTTTCCAGGGTTTCAATTCATAGGTGTCAACATGGAAAAAACTTACAACGGATGGACAAATTACGCCACTTGGCGGGTCAATCTTGAAATGATTGACGGGTCAGATTGGCATTGTCGGTTTGATGACCACGGCGAGACGCCAGAGGCTTATGAACTTGGTCAGTCAATCAAGGCATGGGCTGAAGAATTTATTGAAGAATCAAGCCCTGAAGGGTTAGCAAGAGACTACGCATTAGCATTTATCTCTGATGTCAATTGGTATGAAATAGCCCAGCACCTCATCAATGATTATGCGGAGGAAGCATGAGCAAAAAAGAATATTTATCCCTGATCTTGTCTTTGCTTCGCCCTGATGAAATCAGACTAAGTGCAGCCAACCCAACCCAATACATGACCAAAACCCATGTTTTATTGCACTATGTCGCACTTCGCAGGCTTGGGGTCAACCCATGAACCCGCAATCCTGGCCTTTTCCACAATCAATAGGAGTTAACAGCATGAAAACCGAAAACCTGACATTTGATGAAAAACTGACCCTTTGGAAACAGCTTAATCGTGAGCTTGGATGGTATCCGATAGCTGGTATTGGCATAGAAGATGTCGAAGACCGATTGGAGCAAATGTTGGATGAGGGCGAGATAGAAACCATGCCCTCAGAAGATGAAATCCATCAGGCCATGCAGTATGTCGCCCGTAAAGCCCATATTGGGGATGATGTCCTGGCGTGGACTGAATGGGCGGTTGAGGTAGCCATCAAAAATAAAGCAGGGAAGCCTGCGTGATTTACGCTACTCTTGCCCTAATCCTAAGAATTATTTTCAAACGCAAGTAAACGCCTACTAACTTTCCCCAAGGCTTGCCCCTCTTTAGGGGCTTTTTTTCGCCCCCAGTTTTAAGCCATTTTTTACCCTTACCCTCATGGCGGGAAGTCTTCTGGCCTGAATTGCAGTTCCTGGGCGAAATGGATGCGGTCTATGAGGGTGTTTTGTAGTTCCATTCTCGCCTTGATGCTACGCTGAAACCTTGGGGACATTTCTTTTAGTTCATCATCAGACCAAAAAACGAATTTTTCGGCCTTGTTTTCTAGTCTATGCCTGATGAATGTTGCCCGTTCTTGTAAGGTAAACAAGGGTTGATCTGACAATGAAATGTTGCACTCATGGCATGAGTTAACCAAAACAAACTTGATTTTTCTCATCCAAAACCACGATGGTTCCTTTGCTTCAACCCAAGACAAAGGGGGACAATGGTCTACTTCTGTCCATTTGTCGCCGCAATAAAAGCACCCAGGTCGGCTGCTGTAATGCTTTTCATACCTGCCACCATAAACTTTGAGCAGAAAACGGCGTTTTGCGGCCCCAGAATGGCTTATTGGCATGGTCTACCCTTCAATCCCATCTCCCAAGCCCTCAAAATCGTCTTGTAGGGCGTTTAAATCGGTTCTATGGGCATTTTTAAGGGCTTCCCAATCCTCCCAATCTAGCGTCAATTCAGGTTTGACCCTGACCGCCAACCCAATATGGTCTAAATCCATGTCATCCCGTAAACCGATATTGTAGAAATGTTGCGCCCAAGCAACACAGATTCTGACCCCTTCCGTCATGTTTCCATTGCCCAAGGTCAGCAGGATGTGTAGGTCAGTTTCGTCAACAAAGGGGTGGATTTGCTTTTTCACGCTTAACCCCTGTATGCAGTTGCCGCCAGTAATCAGCGATCAGCAGTGCTTCAGCCACCCCATGATCCTTTTTCCGCTTCAATGGTGCTTCAGGCCACATCATCCTAGCCACATCCAGACTTTCATCCTTG